CTACGAATCTCTTCTCGGTCTTCAGGGGTGCGACAGACCAGAGCCAACAACTGGGCTTTACATCGATGATCTCGGCATCAATCAGACTTTACTCGGGCAGCTAATCACAGACCAATACAACAGCGGAGTTGAATTGTTTGAAGCAAAGCGAGCATTCGCTTGGCGCAAGATGTCAACAGATATCTTATCAAGGCTCACACCGATGATGAAGGCCGACACTGTTGTGGAGTCTAAGCGCATCGGTCAAGTGGTGAGCAACGCTGCTAACATTGACACAATGGTTGGTGCAGGAAAGTACACAGGCATCAGAGTAACGATTGACCCGAACACTGAAAGCTTTCTTAACTTCTACCTGTCGAACTTTAAGATTGACATCTATACAATGAATACTCCTGTCGAGATATTTGTCTACGACATGAGCACCTTGAAGCTGATTGATTCCTTCTTCTACCAATCGGAAGCGGTTGAGCAGTTTATCGGCAAGACCTTCAAGGCCAATCGTAGAAAGTTAGATCTGGCATTTGTTTATGAATCTCTGTACGACACCACTAAAATGGTTCCTAAGAAGGGGCACTGCTTCGATTGCTCAGGCAATGTAAGAGGTGCGCACATCTGCCCATTTGTGGATGCGGTTGGCATTGAGTTGACGGTGAGCGGCACTGATGTGATAAGTTCCAAGTCCAAGAAGTACACGCAAGGGATGAGCTTAGTTTATAATGTCAACTGCGATCGTGAAGCTTGGCTGTGCAGCATTGGTGGATTGATGGCGATGCCGCTTGCTTATGCAACGGCGGTCGAGATTTATAACTACGGGCTAAGCGTATCACCAAATCAGCGTGTTAATACAACAGTTAGTGTAAACATTGGAAGCAAGCCATTTGCAACTGCCGATGCCAACGATGGTATGATTGCAGGGCGAGACATAGCGGCAACGAGATACAACGAAGAGCTTGCAGCTATGTTGCAGAACATGCGACTGCCAAGCGACAATACGTGTTTTGATTGCAGAAGAAATATGAAGTACGTCACAGCACTACCATAATGGCTACACCGAAGGAGATCAGCGGAAGGATTGATGCTTTATTCTCGGAGTGGAGTGGAGGCTTTACTCCGCTATTTAGGGCAGTGCTTGATATGAGGCGAGAGATGTACATCCGAATCTTTGGAATTGATACTGGCAGAGGGCAAAACCAAGCAGGGAACTTCCTTCCAACTGTTCCCTATTCTGCAGCTTATGCAAAGATAAAAGCTAAGAACGGCAAACCTCCATTGGAGTTAACAGGATTCTTAAAACGCTCATTTGGAACAGACCAATCAAGTGTTAGCAATCAAGGATTCAATTCTTTTATTTACCTACAAGCTGATGAAGCAGGCAAAGCATTAGGATTGGAGAAAGGAGTTGCTAGCGGCAATCCAAAGTACAAGACTTTTAAAGGATACGGAACAATCTTCCAACCTACAAAAGAGGAGCAAGATAGAATGCTTCAGCTACATGCAGAACTTTTAGTTGAGGAAATATCAAATCAGATAAGCAAACCATGAATCTACTTAAGACCATCATCGAGCGGCTCAACCAACGTGTTGAGGTAGCAAATATCTTTGACAAGCAGTTTGGACTTTGCGAACTTAATGCAAACGGCAACGAGAAGGCTTGGGTGCACTACATCGGCAATGGTCAAGCGGAGGTTGTAACTAACTTCGATGCAAAGCAAGGGACATTGTTCTGGGCAAAGCGTGGCAAGGTGACTGTTGCTAAGACGGATGCTTACAAGATGAGTGGCTGCAAGCAGTTATATGTCACAAGCTTTCCGCTGACTGCTTATGCTGTGGTTCGCAAGAGCCATCTGCCATGCGATGGAGATGATGCTCAGGACTGGCTTGCTTCAAGAATCTACAAGCTGACGAGTGGCACTGATCCACAATTCAAGCAGAACCTTGGAGTGATAAATTACGAAGTAATTCCAAGCGGCTACATCAACGAGATTAAAAGCCTAACAGCAAACTATGAATTTGCATGTGTCACTGTCGACTTCGATATCCAAGTGATCACAACCACAGAAGATGGATGCTATGATATCTGTGCAACAGGTGATATTCCGCTTCCAGACTTCCAACCTTGCACACCATGCTTGACGGAGGTTGCTGTTGATGGGGTGACTATCACAGGAAACGGAACAGAAGCAGATCCATTGGTGGCAGTTGGTGGTGGCGGTGGCACTCCGCTGATCACCAAGAACGAAGGCACTAACGTAAGCACCAACACCTCAACATTAAACTTTACAGGCGAAGGAGTGACAGCATCACTGACATCGCCTGGAGTGGTTGAGATAAACATACCAGGCGGAAGTGGTACGACACCCGACTTGCAGGAAGTTACCGACGAAGGCAACAGCACAACCAATGACATTGCATTCACAGGAAGCGCAGGGCTATCCTTTGACAATGGCGCATTCTTTCGCAAAGGTACAACCGATGCAGGCAATGGAGGCGCAAAAGGCACAGCACAAATATGCTCAATAAGTTATGAGCTTAAGTGGGAAGCAGGGCGATTGTACTACATGCAGCAAGACGGCTTTACCATTCGCGATGTGACTCACAACTTTACATTAGTGCCTCAAGTTACTGATGACAGCACTAAGGGCTTTGTAGTCGGTTCTCGATGGAGCTTGGATGATGGCACTGTTTACCTATGCTCAGATGATACAATCGGCGCAGCAGTTTGGGCAGTGGTTGCAGTTGGGGGAGTTACATCGGTAACAGGAACAGGACCGATTGCATCAAGCGGCGGCACTAATCCAGACATCAGCATCACTCAAGCAGATGGCAGCACTGACGGATATCTAACCTCAACAGATTGGAACACCTTCGATGGCAAGTTTGATGTGCCGACAGGAACAAATGCGGACTACCTTGATGGCACTGGAACACCGACTCCATTCCCTACATTGCCAACGGGCACTGTTACATCGGTTGACCTTACGATGCCTGTCGCGTTCACTGTCACTGGCAATCCAGTAACATCAAGCGGAACATTGGCGGTTGCAGCGGCAGGACTTTCTACGCAGTACATCAGAGGTGATGGGCAGCTTGCTAACTTTCCGACATCAATTGGAGGTGGATCGAGTGTAAGCTACTACTTAAACGGATCAGTTAATCAAGGTACAATTGGCGGCTCTACTTATTACGAGATGAGTAAGACACCAATCTTAGCAGCAGGAACTGACTTCCAAAGAACCAATGCTCAAGGCAATGGGTTGATTGCACAATTTATCACAGATGCAGGCGATCCTAATCTGTTGGCAATACCGGCAGGCAATTGGAATCTTGAGTTATTTTTTAGCGCATCGTCAAGTGGCGGCAGTCCATCGTTTTATGTTGAATTATATAAGTATGATGGTGCAACATTTACTTTGATTGCAACTGACTCAGCAACACCTGAAGGCATCACAAACGGCACTACAATCGATGCTTACTTCACTGCTTTGGCAGTTCCTGCGACAACACTTGCGCTTACTGATAGACTTGCTTTGCGCGTATTTGTAACTACCTCGGGGCGCACAATAACATTGCACACAGAAAATGGTCACTTGTGCCAAGTCATTACAACTTTCTCAACTGGCTTAAATTCCCTAAATGGATTGACGGCTCAAGTGCAGAACTTTGCAGTAGGAACATCTGGCACTGACTTCGGTATATCATCTGCAACAGATACGCATACATTCAACCTACCAACTGCAAGTGCTTCCAACAGAGGTGCATTGAGTAGTGCTCATTGGACTACATTCAACGGCAAGCAGGACGCACTTGTTAGCGGCACAAACATCAAGACTATAAACTCGACTTCATTGCTTGGTAGTGGTGATATAGTCATTGCATCATTGGGAGTCTATAAGAATACTACCAATGGAGCTGCATCAAGTGGAACGGCTAACACTTTTAGCTCATCGGTGCTTGTTCCTGCTAATACAATTGTAGTAGGAAGCATCCTTGAGTTTAAACTGAGAGGTCGTAAGACGGGGTCACTTGGAATATACACAATAAGAATTTATGCAAATGCAACAAATGACTTAAGCGGCACTCCTGTTTTATTGGGAAATTTTAGTACCGGACAGAATGGAGCTAATGCTCAACAAATGATAAGAACGGCGGTTGTTAAAAATGTAACAACTAATACTGAGATGGCATTGGCAAGTACATCACTTGCAACTGACTATACCAATATATCAATGCCAGCAATTGCAGTGGATTGGACTACCAACCAGTATATCATCGGAGCAGTTCAGAATGCCTCTGCTTCTGACTCATCATTAATCTCACTAATCTCAATGACAATAATATGATAGACATAAATCTTGAAGGCGGATTTGTCACCTTCTATTCAGATTCAATTGGGGTGGTTGCATCCAATGTAGAACTATGCGAGGTTGTTGATGACAACTCATTGCATCTTGGCATTAATGTCGGGGTGTTCCTTATCAACATCGAGCAGTTCACAATCAACAATATCAAATTCACGACCTCAGCTGAGGCAGTAACATACATCTTAAACAACTAACATCATGGCAGGAGTAAAAATTACAGACTTAGGAACATTGACCACAGCGGTTGATGCTGACTTACTTTATATCGTAGATGTGAGCGACACTTCGCAATCACCTCAAGGCACATCCAAGCAGATTGAGCTTGGTAATATCGTGAGCAGCGGTACGTGGACACCAGTGATATCAAATCAAACTGGAACAGCTACAATTGACATAATTGGAACAAGTAGATATTCTGTAATAAATGGAATATGCACTGATTTATGTAGGTTAGAAGTTGAGATGGATACTGGACAAACATTAGAAGATTTTAATATTACTTGTGCCGTTGAGCCATCAACAAACTTTGTTTCAGCAAGAGATATAACTCCTATATGGTCAGCTGTATCAAGTATTTTAGATATTGATTATGTTAACATCGGAGCAGTTGGTGCTGAAAAATATGCAATTATTGGTATAGAAACAACATCTGCGGCAGTACAAATAGAAATTGTAGTTCAAAGAACCTATTCTTTAGCTTAATGAAGACCTCAGCTAACGGCATTCGACTTATACAGGAGTTTGAAGGCTTGCGCCTGACCTCCTACCTATGCAGCGCAGGAGTGCCGACCATTGGACACGGCGCAACATACTACGCGGATGGCAGCAAGGTAAAGCTCGGGCAGACCATAACCCGAGACCAAGCTGATCAGCTGCTTAAGGATCACCTTAAGGAGTTTGAGGGCAGCGTGCTTGGTCTGCTTAACACCACCAAGGTGAACCAGAACCAGTTCGATGCCCTTGTAAGTTTCTGCTTTAACCTCGGCGCAGGCAACCTTGCTAAGTCGCAGCTGTTGAGGTTTGTAAAAGCCAACCCAAAGGATCCCAAGATTGCAACGGAGTTCGCCAAGTGGAACAGGGCAGGCGGTGAGGTATCTCGTGGGCTTGTAAGAAGAAGGAAAAAAGAAGCGGAACTATATTTTGCAGCAGTTGTATAATAGATATTTGCTAAGGCATAAGACAGAGCCATTTGTGATGCTTGACGAAATGGATCTAACCTTCGAGCAGTTTGTTGAGAAATTAAAATCATCATACGTTTTTAATCACATGTGGGGAAATGACAACAAGAAAGAAAGTAAGTAAGCCAAGGCAAGTGCTTGATATTATCATCAAGCATTGGCGGCCAACAATTGGCAGCTTGGTGATTCTTAGTTCGGTCTTCGCTCTTATCTTCAAGCAGATCACAACAGAGACACTTGCAGCGATTGTGGCGGCAATGGTCGCAGCAGGATACATACCAAAAGCAAATGACAATGGATGACGGAAGAGACTCAACTTATACTACACTCGATGATGGGTGCGTGGTGGGTATTGGCTGCAAAGTCCATACGCATCATCATGTAATTAAACTAGAGCCGCAGGTTGTGTATAAGTCAATGGAGAAATTCACTATCTTTGGCAAGCAATATTGCACTAATCAATGGGGGCAAACTTTCGAGATTGCTGCCGATGAGCCAGTGCCAGAGCCAAAGCCGATGCAACAATTCTACGCAAGCGATAC